GGCCATAGATCTTGCAAGAGCCTTAGTGTATCTAGCACCAAGTCTGTCGTACAAGTTATCTTCAACAGCTTCTTCTGTTAAGGCAAATGCCAAAGCAACAGTTTCGTGAGTGTAACGAGAAGTATATCCTTCGTTAGCGTTGTCAAATCTGACACCACTTCCTTCAGTTTTTACTTCAGCATTACCAAACCCTGAAATCAATACTTCTTCTTCAAACGCTCTGTCTGAGGATTCTGTATCAAAAATTTCACTGTGTTCAGATTCATACCTTGAGTATTCCATTCCAAAAAGGGCATTTAACCCTGGCTCTAGTTCTTTCGCTAATTGCGCTCTATTAATCGCCATTATTAAACTCCTGAAGCTGTAGCATAGAAATGCTCGTTAATTTTAACCACAACATTAATGTTTGCGGAACCAGTTGTAGAATTGGAAGGATCTTGTGAGAACCCAACAATTCTAAATTGTGCAGTACCAGTACCAGTAGTAGAAGAAATTTCTACTGCTGACATACCAGTTTTGGTAGATCCTGCGACATACGTTGCCATATCCGCGTTGTTACCAATTGCTGTAGTTGCATAAGAGCCGTCACATTGCACTTCAAAAAGTGAATCTGGATCGTCCTCTACCATTGCAACCATATCATCTGCTGCTGTGGCAGTTACATAGTGTGATGAGAAAATTACTTCCCCACTACTGTCTGTGTACTGCACACCTCTAAAGACACCCAATAAAGTATCACCTGCGGCTGCTACTGCAATCCCACCTGTAGATACCATCTTTACTGGATCTCCTGAAAATATCGCCCCAGTTGTCCCAGTTAGCAATTTATATCCTGTAGTCCCACCATTCTGAGGACTCGAACCTAATTTGCCAACTGTTCTTAAACCGAAAGCTGCATCATTATTTGACATAATACATTTCCTATTTAGTTAGTTATAAAATAGCAATAATCATTATTCACGATTACCGCCACCAAAAGTTACGCTTGTTTTTCTCTCTGGTCGTAAGATCGGAGAGGCTGGATCTGATTCCTGCATTAAATCGTTGTCAACCGCATCTTGTTGCGTTTGAGCGCGTCCTTGAAAATAGGCGTTTCTCTCTAGTCGCGTTTCGTCAGGTATCTTAGCCAATAGCAAACCGCCCACGGATACCACACCTGCATGCCTTCCATCGTCAAGCGTAGGAATTTCAAATCCATCTAACTCTTCAGCTCTAACAAGGTCGAAACCTTCTCTTAACCTAGCAGTTACATTTTTTCTATCTTCCTGTCCAACAATTTCAGCTCTAATCCACCTGTAGGAATATCCTTCAGGTGCAGGTGGTGTCTCCAACATAGATGGGGGACGCCAAGGTTTGCGAGCAGTATCTTTAGCTCGAGTTTCAGCAGAACGTGGTGTTCTGTTCTCAGTTGATGCTTGCGCATCTATTGATTCTTTTAATTCTTTATCTGTCATTTGTTTACCTCTTTACATGTTTTGCATATTCTTGCAATGGTACATTCAAACGACGGGCCATTTCGACTTCACTCTTAGAGAGTCTTACTTGTCGTTTGCGTCCAGAACTTTCACCTCTACCAGCAGGAGCAACCGTTTGTTGCATTTTGCTTCTAGTTTGAACCTCTCCACCGTCGTTAAACTTATGTGGAAATTCAGTTCTGATACGTTTATCTATTTCAGTATAGTACGAAGAATCATTAGTATCAAATCCTTCTTCTTCAATTAATTTACGATGTATATTAAAAGCCGTTAGTGTCATTGTTTCATCTTCACCAAACCACTTGTTTTTTGTTGCCCAATCTTCAGCAGCTGGATCGGGATTCGGGGTAAGCTGTGGTTGTTGCTGTGGTTGTGGTTGTGGTTGTGGTTGTTGATAAACTGTTTCACGTGAAACATTTGGTTTAGAATTAACTAACTTACTTTCTTCAACTGTAATTTTATCTAAAATACCTTGAGCTTTAGTAACTTTATCCCAGTCTTGGTCTTGGTAAGCAGTTTTTAAAACAGCATTAGCTTGCGCTCTTTGCGACGATAATCGACTTTGAGCTTCTGAAAAATAATTTTCATTAAGTTTTGAGCTATTTACTTTTAAATTTTCATTTTCAACTTGTAAAGCTTGAGCATATTCAAAAGCTGATTGAGCAGCGCGTTCTTGTTCGCGCATTTTCTTAGTCAGTGTTGATATACGTTTTTGTACGCTTTTAGAATAATCTTCTAATTCGTCTTGCTCTTTAGCTTCTACTTCAGATTCTTCTGAAATATCTTCTATAGGAACAGACTCGACTTCAGATTCTTCTTTTATTTCTTCATCTAGTTCTACAACCTCTGTAAGCTCGGGAGCTTCTTCGGTTGCTTCAACTTTTTCAGATTCTGGCATGATTCCTCCTCATGTTAGACGCTGACTATATCGTCAGGATCGTCTATTGTTGCGATGACTTCATCATCGTTAATAATACGGCATTCTGCATCGTCACCAAGTTTAAACCTAGCTCCAGCATATCTGCCAATTAATACCCATTGTTTTTCTTGGCACCAGGGGGTATCGCCAAATTTGTTCTTGTCTGCGTAACACAAAGATCCCATCTTAATCACATAAGCAACAACGGTTGCTAGGGATTCTCGATCTACGGTTTCTTTGGCTAAAACAATACCGCCTTTAGTAACGGCTTTGCCTTTATACGGTAGAATCAACATTCTCCACCCTGAAGGTTGAGGCATGCGTTCTAAAAATGATTTATCTAAAAGAGTTGGATCTAAAACACGTTCGTCTGTTTTAACATACGCTTCTTCTATTTCTGAATTAATTTCTTCAACAGGTTCTATTTTATCTTCCGTAACTTCTCTTGCGATATGGTCAGGTACTAATACCTTGCTCATCGTTTTCACCTACCCTTTTCAGCAATTCCCTTATTTCTGATTCTACGTCCTCGAGGGAATTGTAACGACCACGTAGATAGTTGTATTCATCATAATCTTTGGTACCATTCATAATCAAATTTTCTAAGTCTGACTTTTTTTCGTTGATTAACTTATTTAAAGTTTCAACAAACCAAAGAGGATCCATTAATAAATTCCAGAAAACTTGCCACCGTATTCAGCAGCACCCATACCTCTTGCTTTACCTTTACCTACTCCTGGCGTGGCTTTGGTACTGGTTGAAAAAGATTTACTTTTACGAGTTGCAACGTTTCCTTTATTAGAATACGACTGCTTACCGTTTAAAACTTTTGGTGTTTTCTGTTCGCTTACTTTTGTTCTTTTAATCATAATTATATTTCTTTTAATCCAATATCAATTAATTTTAGTTCTTTTTGTTGGTCGAGTCTATCCTTTGTCGTTTCGTCCTTCATAATTGCAATATCACGTTGCGAGTTAATACGCTCTCGATCTATCTTATCTTGTTGAGATTGATCCAATTGACGTTGTTCTTCACGTACTGCAAATTGTTGTTGCTCTTGATTCAATTGCTGACCTTTTAACGCAAGTTCTTGCTTCCTAATTGTCACCAAAGGATCTTCTTCTGGTGGCGTTCCTATCTGTTGAGAGAACTGAGTCATCAATTCAGACATGATTGGAGAACTGAATTGAGCCAAAATGTCGTTTGCTTGAGCGTTTAATTGTTGAGCTTCAACAGGCGTGGCTTGTTGAGCTTGTTGTTGCAACTGTTGATATTGTTGTTGAGCTTCAGGAGGCATTTGTTGTTGCGCAACAGCATCGGCTTTTAATTGCAAATGTTGCATGATGTGAGAAATAATATTGGCTTGTACTTGCGCGTTGGTTTGTACGGGTTGCAAGTTTAACAAAGTAACGTGAGTTGCAATATGTGCATCGTGGTTCTGTTGCGGGAATGCTTGAGCGGGTTGTCCCATTAATAACTGACTGTTTTCCATTCCAGCTTCTAAAGGAGATGGTCCGCTAGGAGGTGGAGGCAGTAACAAAGAATCAATGTTGTCCACGCCTAAAGATGCGTACATTCTTTTGTAAGCTTCATGCACACCACCTGGCCCGTGAATCTGAGGATTGGATTGCACCAATTGCATCATTTCTTGAGCCATTACAATACGTTGACTGGTAGAAAAGATGTCTGGATTACTCACAGGAAAAATATCTATCTTTCCGTCGAAGTCGCTTTGCTTGATCTCATTTTGTCCGCCTGAGACTTGATAGGGATAAACAGGCGGCAAGCTTTGCATGAAGATATTTGCGAGTAATCCAAACTCTTTTTTCTGAGCGTTATGGAGACGTTTGTGAATAGCGCTCAATACTTTGGTCGATTTTTCCATTAACGCCAAAGTGGTCCCTACAGGTGCTTGGGTGTTGCCTTCTCCTACTGCAATTTCGGCAATAGAAGCAAAACGTTGTCCTGCTGAAACCAATAAGCCTAACAACGATAATAATGTACCGCTTGGTTCTTTAAACGGTAATGGTTGTATGGCATCTCGTAACGAACCCGCTGGTGCATCCACATCTCTAAACTCCCCTGGTTGGATAGGTTCGTCTTCATTTCTGATGCGTATGCCTCGAGTTTTAAAACCAGCAGGCAAGTTAGAAAGGGTACCAGCGTCTATTAATTGTCTTAATATAGAAGTAGATGCTTTGGATAACCCACCAATCATGTGCGTTAATCCAAATCCATAAAATCCTAATCCTGGTAAAAATTTAAAATGAACAAAGTATTCGGTTTTAATTCTCATCGAATCTTCTTCTTTAAAGTTACGCCTAATAGAAAGCACGTTTTCTGTATTGGAATCTATTGTTACTATATAAGGTAACTTAACCCCCGTTTCTTCACCGTCTTCTCCTACGTCTTCAAATCCTTCTAAATCTAAATTACAATGAACTTCATACAACACACACACTTC